TGTCAGAGAAAAGAATTAAAATCAATTCGATTGTAAAAAATCAAGTTCCTCAATATGTAAGAGAGGACTATCCTTTAGTAACTGAATTTTTAAAGCAATATTATATCGCGCAAGAATATCAAGGAGGTCCCCTTGATTTACTTCAAAATATTGATAAGTACGTCAAGATAGATGAGACGACAAACTTATCAACGTCTGTTGGATTAAGCACAGTTGTTAATTCATTTGAAAATGTCATTAGTATTGATCTTTCTAAAAACCCTGCTGGAACTGATGGGTTTCCTGATTCATATGGTCTTTTAAAGATCGATGATGAAATTATTACTTACACTGGAAAAACAAAATCAGCATTCACCGGATGTGTAAGAGGTTTTAGTGGTATTACATCATACTCATCTTCTTCAAATCCCGAGCAATTAGTCTTTGATACAAGTGTTGGTGCTGCACATACTTTTGGATCTAGAGTTGAAAATTTATCAAATTTATTTTTAAAAGAGTTTTTAACTAAAACAAAATCTCAAATTTTACCAGGACTTGAAGAACGTCCATTTAATGAAAATTTGAATCAAAATGTTTTTCTTAAAAATTCAAAAGATTTTTATCTAAGTAAGGGGACTGATAGATCTTACGAAATTTTATTTAAAGCACTTTACTCAGAGAATGTTAGAATTGTAAGACCTGGTGAGTTTTTATTCACTCCTTCAAATGCTCAATATAATATAACTAATGATTTGGTCGTAGAACCAATTAAAGGCGATCCAGTCAACCTTGAGTTGATGAGTCTTTTTCAAGATGCATATGATGATCAAGAAAGGGCATATGCTCCTATTTCTAATGTTGAAACAATAATTACCGGCACAGGTCAAACATTTTATAGATTAAGTTTAGACGCTGGATCTAATAAAGATATTAGAGTAGATGGGTCAATATATGGAGCATTTGGGGTTCAACCAAAAACAAGACTGATTGGTCAAGCTGGAATTGGTTTGACTGTGCTTGATGTTGATTCAACCATCGGATTTTCAACAAGCGGAACACTATTTGTAACATTTAATGATACTACAACAGGTATTGTTTCATATACTTCAAAATCAAATAATCAATTTTTTGGTGTTACAGGAATAAGTAAACCTATTCTTGATTCTGCCATAGTAGGTATTAATACATTTGCGTATGGAAGATCAAAAAATAATTTTGATGAAACTATTGAAGTAAGAATAAACAATGTAATTGCCGATTGTGAGCATCCAAATACGTATCATCAAGGTATAAATGATACTATTTTAATTAAAACTTTAGGAATTGGTAATACCACATTCAAATATAGAAATTGGTATTATAACACGGCACCTTCTTATATTATATCATCTTTTTCTTTAGTTGATGAATCAGACAACACTTATAGACTGTATCTTGATAAGGATCATTATCTTAAAGTTGGTGATAGAGTAACTCTAAATGGAAATGTTTCAGGAGATAAACCATTATCTACGGTAACTAAAATTGTTACAGAAAGATCTATATTGATAAAGGGACAGGGAGAGTTAAATAGCACAGAAAAATTTGTTGCCAAACGGTCTCTGTTAAAAGCAGAATCAAATAATTTTCCAGGTGCTGCAGTATATTCTGCAAACGTACAAAATTTATATAAGAAAAAATATGAAGATGATATTATTGTAGCATCATCCTCTATACCATTTTATAATGCAAATTCTTTAAATGCGACATCACGATCAGTTGAATTTTCTGGAACTTTTCTTGGGGATGAATTTGAAATCATACTTACTGGAGATCACGGTTTTTACACCGGAGATGCTTTATACTATACACCAGAAACAGTAGAAGAAACATCTACTAATAGACAAACAGGAATAACAACAAGTAAGTCAGTTCTTAGATCAAAACTATTTGATGGAAATAATGGCGGAGAAGGTTTATATTTTGTAGAGAGAATTTCTCCTAGAAAAATTAAACTAGCAAAAAGTAGAACTGAACTTTATAATCAAAATTATATTACTCTCGAAAGTTCTACCCCTGTTACGAATAATAAATTTGACTTGTACGATTTTAGAAAAAGAACTTTAGAATCACAAAAACTTTACAGAAAATTATCAGAACCAATATCATCAGATGGTGTTAATGTAACAAATCCAGGGTTTACTGGTATTTTGGTCAATGGTGTTGAAATTTTAAACTACAAATCAAAAGATGTAGTTAAGTATGGAGAGATTAAAAAAGTAGACGTATTAAACGGTGGTGATGGATATGACGTAATTAATCCTCCAGTGCTCAGTGTTAATGATTCAGTGGGAACGGGAGCAACAGGCACAATTTCTGTTTCTGGAACTTTAGAAGAAATTAGATTAATAGATCCTGGATTTGATTATCAAGAAACTCCAAGAATAACAATTATTGGTGGTAATGGTAATGGTGCTAAAGCATCTGTTTCTCTTAAAAGCAGTGAGCATAAAATTTCATTTAAAGCAGATCCCATAGCAGGAAATGTCGGTTTAGGAACCACGGGAACTTTACCATCTACTATTGGATTTGGAACATTTCATAAATTCAAAACTGGAGAAAAAGTTCTTTACATATCAGAGAATCAAGCAGTCGTCGGTGGTCTTACAACTAATACTTCTTATTTTATATCTCAAGTTGGGTTAACAACAGTAAGATTACATCCAACTCAAGCAGATGCAGTATCTGGTATTAATACAATTGTTTTGTCCTCATACGGTTCTGGGGTTCAATTCTTCAAGGCTATTCAAAATAAAAAAATAATTGAATCTATAACGGTTATTTCTGGTGGAGAAGGATATCGTAATAATAAAAGAGCAATCACTCCAGCAGGAATCAATACTGCATCTAACCTATTCAGTGTTACCAACCATGATTTTAATTCTGGTGATATTATTAACTATACTTGCAATGGAACATCGCCAACTGGACTAACAACAAATACACAATATTATATCACAAAAATTAGTGATGATAGTTTTAAGTTGTCTAATGTAGGAGTAACTACTAATAAAGATACTTTCTTTAAAACAAAAAGATACGTTGATATTTCATCAGTTGGTGTAGGAACACATTTCTTTAATTATCCAGATATTGAAGTTTCTCTTATCGGAAGAGTTGGTTTAGCATCAACTGGAAACACTAATTTTGAAGCAAAAATACAACCTATTTTTAGAGGTCAAATAACATCTATTGACCTGACCGAAAATGGTGTTGGTTATGGTGCTTCTGAGATAATAAATTTTGAAAGACTTCCTAATATAACCTCTGGTGTTGGATCTGATGCACAATTACGACCAATAATCAAAAATGGTTCAGTAGAAGAGATTGTTGTTGAAAATAATGGGACTGGATATTTTTCGATTCCAGATGTTTTAGTGAATGGTCAAGGGTTTGGTGCTGTGATCACTCCTGTATTAAAAACTGTTGGATCTGGATCTACAGAAACAAAGGTAATAGATTATATCAAAGTAATTTCTGGTGGTACAGGTTATACACAAAATACAACAAGTGTATCAGTCGTATCAACAGGATCTGGTGCTCAATTCTTCCCTCTTATTCAAGAATGGAGAATTAATTTAGTTAATAGATTTTTTGAAACAGAAAAAGTAACATCTGACGATGGATTTATTGCAAGAGGAACAAATGGTGCTTATGGACTACAATATGCTCACCTGTACGCTCCTAGACCCCTTAGAGAAAGCGTTAATCCTTCTGACCAAGTTGGCAATGTTATATACAGAAAAAATGATATTGTTAAAGTTAATGGAATTGAGGTAGAGTCTAGTAATCACTCGCCAATTATTGGATGGGCATATGACGGAAATCCAATCTATGGACCATATGGATTTTCTGGTAAAAATGGTGGAGTTGTAACCCAGATGAAGTCTGGTTACAGCGAAGATTCACTTAGCAAATCTCAAAGACCTCCAATCAGTGTTTTTTCAGGTGGATATTTTGTTGAAGATTACACTTTTAAAAAAGTTGTTGACGAATCTGTACTCGACAAAAACAATGGAAGATTCTGTGTAACCCCAGAGTTTCCTAATGGTACATATGCATATTTTGCGACTATTGACGATTCTCTTGCTCAAGGTCAGGGTTCAGTTTTTTCTGGATATAAATTACCAATTTTCCCATATCTCGTAGGTGAGTCATTTCATTCTAAGTTAGATCCTTTTAACTTAAGTGCAGAATCAAATCAAGATGTATATAAAATTGAAGATTTTGATTATTGTAGAAATACTGAACCTTACAATTTGATAGATGGGAATGTTTCATATTCATATGTCACAACACCCAATAATCTTAATCAAAAAGTTGAAGTTTTAGCAGTAACTCCAGGAAAAGTTGAAAAAATTGGTATTGAAACTGGTGGAGATGGATATAAGGTTGGCGATAAAATTCAATTTAATAATGACAATACAAAAGGGATTGGAGCAATTGCTAAAGTTGCAACATTAAAGGGAAAACAAGTTGAAAGTGTAAGTGTTGCCACAAGCACAATAACTAATGTTGAGATTTATCCAGGATCAAAAGACCAGTATATTATTTTAGCAGATAACCCTCATAATTTTAAAAAATTCGACAATGTTGTTATAACAGGATTATCAACAACGTCTTCTAAAATTGAAGGATTCTATTCAGCAGGAATATCTTCAAATAGATTAACAATAGTAGGTGTTGGTACATCATCATCAGGAATTGGTTCAGTTGGAGTAACTGGTATCGTTACTCATGTTAAAGTTACTGGTAATTTAAATTATCCGCAAATAAAAGAAAATGACATTCTTAACGTTGGAACTGAGCAGGTTAAGGTATTAAATGTTGACATACTTAATTCAAGAATAAGGGTTCTTAGAGGCATCAATGGTGCGGTTGGTGCATCTCACACTGTTACAAGTATTCTTCTTGAAGACCCAAGGAGACTTACAATATCTGCAGGATTTAATACAACGTATGCTCCTAGATTAAATAAACAAATCTACTTTGACCCTTCTGAGAGCGTAGGTCTTGGAACAGCTGTAGGAGTTGGTATTGGATCAACAATTGTATTTACAAACCCTGGTGCTGGGATTACAAGAGTTGATATTCCAACTAAGGGAATTTATCTTAAAGATCATGGATTACAAACTGGAGATCAATTAACATATTCTCCTGGTAATGGGAGCGGTATCGACGTTTTAAACATCGTTGGTGCATCAACAACTCTTGCGAATAATCAAACTTTGTTTGCCGCAAAAATTTCAAATGATGTAATCGGGGTTGCAACTGTAAAAGTTGGAATAGGAACTACTGGTTCTTTTGTTGGCATTGCATCAACTCAAAGAAATATAAGTACACTCTTCTTCACTGGATTTGGAACTGGTGTATATCATAGTTTCAAAACTAATTTTTCAGTCATTACAGCAAAGTTAGAAAGAAATCAAGTTACATTACAAACCAAACAAGCACATGGTATTCAGGGTAGACATGAGGTTGATATTGATGTAAGTCCATCAATCTCCACAACTGTAACACTGAAGTATAATGATTTTAATAGAAGAGTAATTATAAATCCAAAAGATTTTACTGCAGTTGGTGTAAATACCTCAACAAATACGATTACAATTAATAATCATGGATATGAAACTGGTGAAAAAATTATTCACACCTCTTCAATTCCTGCGGTAGGTCTTTCAAATAATGGAATTTATTACATTGTAAAAGTTGATAAAAACTCATTTAAACTTTCAAATACAGAATATGAATCTAAATTAGAAAAACCACAAACGGTTGGAATTGCTAGTACTTCATTAGGAACAATCAATTTAGTTAATCCAAAAATTGACGTATACAAAGAATCTACGGTTGAATTTGATTTATCCGATTCCTCACTTTCTTATGCAAATCAAGGATTGAGTTATCCTGCGTTTGAATTAAATTTCTACCTTGATCAAAATCGTCGTACGATCTGGAATACAAGTTTTACGAATAAAACTTTTGAAGTAACAAGAAACGGTAGAGTTGGAATTGATACCAACGCAAAGGTTTCTCTTTCAGTCAATTCAGATATTCCTGAGCAACTTTATTATTCTTTGGACGTTATTGAAATGAGTGACGTTCCAGAGGTAAAGAGCAGCATTATTTCTGATAATACTGTTATTTCACATAATCAAATTAAAGTACGTGAAAGTCTCTTTAACGGAAGATTTGCTGTATCTGTTGGCGCTACAAATTCCTTTAATTATTTTATTGAAAAAATTCCAGAAAAAGTATCATATGCTGGAACAACCTCCAAGTTAAATTATACGACTGATTGTACACATACTAATGGTGCTATAAATTCATTCTCTATTATTGATGGTGGAAGAAATTATTATGCTGTTCCAGGTATTTCAACAATAGTAGGAGTCGGTACAACTGATACAGGGTCTGGAGCGATTATATCAGTTGAGAGTGAATCAATAGGAAAAATTAAAACAACTAAGATACTTAATATTGGATTTGATTTCCCATCAGACCCAACACTAAAACCAAGCACAAATATACCTCAAGTCGTCACTATAGAGTCACTAAACTCTCTAGTATCTGTTGGTATCGTATCTGCGGGTCGAGGATATACTGTCGCACCAAAACCAGTCGTTATAGATGCGGTAACTAAAAAACATATAAAAGACGCTGATCTTGTTTATAGTTTAGGTGATACGAATGTAAAAATACTTAATAATGCCCGAGGAATTAGTAATGTAAATCCAATCATTCGTCCAAGTCAAAATAGTAATGGAATTGGTATTGGAACTGTTGGATTTAATACTGTTACTCAAAATGTAACTGTTGGTCTTAACACTGGATTTAGCACTGGAGACACTTTCCCATTAAAAGTTGGAGATAAAGTTCTTGTTGAAGGAGTCAGTATTGGTATTGGATCAACTGGACTTGGTTATAACTCAGAGAGTTACGATTATCAATTATTTGAACTTACAGAGGTCGATCAAAACATTGGTGGAATTGGAACTGTAACTTATAGCATGTCGGGTTATCTTCCAAGTGGTATTCTATCACCAGGACTGTATGATTCTCCCAACTCTGTTGGCGCAAGAATTATTCCTGAAAGATATTTCCCATCATTCACTTCTGTTCTTAGACAAAATGAATTTTTTGATGGTGAAATTGTTAAGAGTGATTCTGCAGAGGGTATAGTTAACTTCTGGGACAAAAAAACAAATAAATTAAGAATTGAGTCAAACCAAATTTTTATTGAAAATGAAGTTATTAGAGGATCTGCTTCACGAACAGAGGGAATAGCAGTATCTGTTAGATCGTATGAATCTTATCTTAAGATGGGTGCTATATCTAAGACTTTGAGAGGTCATCAAGACGACTCTGGATTCTTGAATACAAACATGCAAAGACTTCAAGATAGCGATTACTATCAAACGTTTGCATACTCATTAAGTTCAAGAGTCCCTCTTGACACATGGAATGATGTTGTTTCATCTACAAATCACACACTCGGATACAAAAAGTTTGCTGATTATCAACTAGAGTCAGTTACTAGCGTAAGTGTTGGAATTTCAACTGATCAAACTGTGGTTGACCAAATTATTGATGCAGTTGGTTTTGCTGATTTAAATTGTGTATATGATTTTGATGTAGTAAGTGAAAACTTCTTAAATGTTAAAGATAAAGTATTATCTACAGAAATTAGATTTGCCAGTAGAATTCTTCAAGACTTCCTTGAATCTGTTGGAAATAGAGTTCTTTTAATTGACGATTTAAGTTCTCAATTTAATAGTGAACCTAGAGCAACTGCTTTCAGTATAGTTAACACTTTTGCTCTTGCATCAAGAAGAGCAATGAAGTATATCACATATGTTAGAGACACTAGATTTACTGCACAAAGACAGTTAATGATTGTTGATCTCATTCATGATGGTGCTCGTGGTTATATTAATCAATATGGAAGAGTTGAAAGCACTTATGATCAAGGATCATTTGACTTTACCGTTTCTGGAACGGATGGACAATTGCAATTCTTCCCAACCAAGTTTAAGGTTAATGATTATCAAATTGCTGCCATCTCATATAATCTAGATGATAATTTACTGAGCACTGGAACCACTGCAATTGGACCATCTATCATTGAAACAGATAGTGTAACAATTGGTTCAGGAATTGGAGCAACAACGATCGTTAGTATTGCTAGCACTCATAATTCTGTTAAAGTATTAGTTGAAATTACACCTGATATTGGTACTACTGAATTTGAATATAATAATTTAAATATTGTTCATAACGGGACTGATATTGAGATACTTGAATATGGTCAGTTGACCACGACAGGTAGCAATGATGATGCCGATGTTGGTCTTGGAACTTATAGTGCTACATTCAATGGTTCAAATCTTGACGTTATATTCCATCCAAACTCTGGTGTTGGAATAGGAACAACTGGTGTAGTTAATACAATTCAAGTTGGTTTAGCAACCGCAGGTATTACTGGTATTGGAACTCATAATATGAAACATGCCAGAATTGAGTCAAGAACAACCAGCATCTCATCTTCAGGAACTCCTGGTATCCATACTGTTGCCTCTTATCCAGATACTTATGATGTGGCATACTTTGTTGCTCAAGTTGCGGATACATCAAATAATCAGTATATGATGACTGAAATCATCGCAGTTGATGATTTTACTGATGCCGGTACTACTCCAGAAACCTATAATACTGAATTTGGAGAAGTTGGAACTTCCGTTGGTCTTGGAACATTTGGAACAAGAGTTTCTGCTACTGGAACAACTGAATTAACATTCACACCCGCAGCTAGTATAAACACTGTTGTGAACGTCTATATGAATGCGTTGAGGCATCAAGATGATGGCAGAGACGAAATTAATTTTAATAATGCTGTTATTGAATCAGGATTTGCGACATATGAAGGAACTGAAAGAGACATCAAGAGAGCGTTTGAGTTAACGCATGAATCTACTCCAATTTTTGAAAGATCATTTGAGGGTAATGATTCAAGTATTATTAACTTAACCACAAATACAATTACTCTTCCAAATCATTTCTTTGTAACTGGTGAAAAAATTGAATATAAGCACGCAGGTGCTGGATCAACTATGGCAATTGGGATTGCAATCACTTCATTCTCAGGAATTGGAAGTACAAGTTTCCTTCCAGAAGATTTGTTTGTAGTTAAGGTAACTGATGATAAGATCAAAATTGCCTCCAGTGCTGAAAATGCATTAAAACCAGTTCCTGAAGCAGTTAACTTGACAAGTGTAGGAATAGGAACCTCGCACAGATTTGTTGCTACAAACAAAAATGCCAAAGGATTAATTGCAATTGATAATATAATTCAATCTCCTGTCGTTTCTACTGCAGTTACTACAACACTTGCTGTTAAATTAACCTCAACTGATGATACACTTAAGTTAATAGGAATTACCTCAATTTCTGGTAGTGATTTAATTAAAATTGGCAATGAAATCATAAGAGTTGATGGTGTTGGTATTGGGCAAACAAATAACTTAATCGTAAGAAGAGGATGGTTAGGAACAGGTGTTGGTGCTGCGGTTACAGGAGCTTTAGTAACAAAAGTTATCGGTAACTATAACATTGTAAATAATGTATTAAATTTTGTAGATGCTCCATTTGGCAATACACCATTAGGTGCTGATACTAATCCACCAGATGAAAGAGATTGGACAGGAATAACAACCAGTTCTAGTTTCCAAGGAAGAATATTCTTAAGAAGTGGTGTTGTCAATGACTCAAATGATACATATCATGAAAATTATGTTTTTGATGATTTATCTCAAGAATTTAATGGTTCTAAGAAAGAATTTACATTAAAGGCGGATGGTTCTAATGTTACTGGAATTGCTACTGAAAATGCTATCATTCTTGTAAATGACACCTTCCAAACTCCTGGTGGAATAACAGGTGTAATTGCTCCTGAGAATCAACTCGAACAATATACACTTTCAGAAAATGCAGGAATCACCTCAATTTCATTCGTAGGATCCGCAGTTTCAACCACAGCGGATGTAAGAACTTCTAACGTTCCTGTTGGGGGAATAATTGTTTCAGTTTCTTCAACTGAAGGATTTGGTTATCAACCTCTTGTTGCTGCAGGGGGAACTGCCACAGTTTCTGTTGCTGGAACAATTCAATCAATAAGTATTGGAAATAGTGGATCTGGATATAGGGCAGGAATTCAAACCACTGTAAATGTGGGAGTTGCTACTACTTCCCTTAGTGGTTCTAATAAATTTAATATTGGAACCGCCACGATAAGTGGTGGGAATATCGTAAGTATTGCGATTACAAATCCAGGAATTGGTTATACATCAACTAATGCACCTCTGGTTATTATTGATGACCCACTAAGTTACAGCAACATTCCATTAATTTATAGTTCTAGTTCTGCTGGTATAGGAACTGGTGCTAAAATTGATATAGTAGTTGGTCAAGGATCAAGTGTAATTGATTTTACGATGAAAAATACAGGATATGGTTATGGTAATAACCAATCATTGACTGTTGCTATTGGTGGCACAATTGGCATTCCTACTGACACAAGTAAAACATTTAATGAATTTAAGATTGATATTGATGAAATAGTTAGTGATGAATTTACTGGATGGTCAGTTGGTGAGTTGCAGGTTATGGACAATATTGAAAAATTCATTAATGGAACTAGAACCAACTTCCCAATTGAAGTTGATGGAGTTGTTACTTCCATTGTTTCGGGTAAAGGATCTAAAGTAACTGTTCAAGATGTACTTCTTGTCTTTGTAAATAACATCCTTCAAGTTCCTGGTAAAGGTTACATATTTGAAGGTGGTTCTCAAATTGAGTTTACAGAAGCACCTAAGATTGGTGATACTGTTGAAATTGTTTTCTACAAAGGAACCGGTGCTCAAGATGTTGTGTTGAGAGAGATTATTGAAACGGTTAAAGAGGGAGATACACTTCAAATTCAAAATAATGATATATTTACGAGTGAGGAAGTAAGATCTGTTAATTTTGTATCTGGAACTGATATTGCGGAGACAAATCCTTATCGCGGTCCTGGTAACGTTCAAAATACTGCTTTACTTAGACCTGTTGTTTGGTGTAGACAAATTGAGGATAAAATTATCAACGAAAAAGAAGTTGGTAAAGATAGGGAACTTTATGAACCAGTAGTTAATCCAACTGCACATATTATTAAAACAGTTGGAGTAGGTGCTACTCAAATTTTCGTTGATACCCTTAGACCACTATTCAATATTCGTAATGAAATTACTGATAAGGTAAATCTTACCTTCCAAAATAAAGTTAAATTTATTCCACAAGATGATAAAGTTTCTGCCGCTGGAACCGCGATTGTTTCTACTGCAGGAACAATTACCTCTGTTGCTATTTCTACTGGTGGCGTTGGATATTCATCTGGATTAGTAAGTTTCGGTAGTACAAATGGAGTTGGTATAGGAACTACAACAACTGCTCTTGGCACAGTTACGATCGGCGCAGCTGGAACAATTACAGGTGTAGCGATTACTAATCCTGGTCTTGGTTATACTCAAACTAATCCACCTCTTGTTCTGTTTAGTCCTCCTACAAGAGGAGTAGAAGAGAATGAAGTTAATTCTTATAATGGTGACAATGGAGTAATTGTTGGATTTGGCACCACCTCTGTAGGAATTGGAACAACTCAGTTTATCTTTGATTTACACATCCCACTAGATTCTTTCTTAAGAAATGTTGGTTACAATACTGATATTGTTGCAACAGCAGTAACTGCAAGTTCAATGAGTTCTGGTGATTACTTTATGATATTTAACTCAAATGTAGGATCTTCCTCAACATCTATTACTTCACTTGATACCTCTGGTAATACAGTGGGAATTGGAACTTCTAATATTGATAATATATACTTTGTTCAAAGTGCTGAAACTGTATACAGACCAACAGGGGTTAACTCCGAGGGAGTGGGAATTGGTACATCTCACATAACTAGAGTATTTGTAAATGTTAATAATAACTTCCCATATGGTTTAGGTATTCAAACTTCTAATTCATTCGGTGAATTTAGTTGGGGAAGAATTGATCTTAAGTCAAGATCTAAAGTAACTTCATATAGTGCGTTTACCTTAGGTGGTATCGGTGGTATATCTACCTCTACATTCGTTCAAAGGTCTAAATCACTAAGATTTAAAGATTATGATATTTGAACTATAAATAAAGAAAAAAACAGTGTGTAATGGCTGCAATTATAACTGATCAAATTAGAATATTAAATGCAAAGAATTTTGTTGCAGGTGTAACAACATCTACTAATGCATATTATTCTTTCATTGGATTAACGAATGCAACTGATTACAGTTCATCGTGGGATCAAGATCCTCCCTCACCAAAAGATAGTTTTGACGAGGAGAATCAGTATTGGGATTCGATGGTTGCTCTTAAAAAGATCAACTCATCTGATGTACGGCAAGTTGTTTCAAAAACAAATTGGTCTTCAGGAACTACCTATGACATGTATCGTCATGATTACAGCAGAACAAAAACTGCTGCTGTAAGTGGTGCTACTAATTTATATGCTGCATCATATTTTGTAATTAATAGTGATTTTAGAGTTTATATCTGTATACAAAACGGTACTACTCCTGATACACCTAATGGAGCACCATCTCTTGATGAACCAACACATATTGATTTAGAACCAAGAGCAGCAGGAACAAGTGGAGATGGTTATCTTTGGAAATATCTTTATTCTATCAAACCAAGTGATATTGTAAAATTTGAGGCAACTGCTTTTATGCCAGTACCTCTAAATTGGGAAACAACAACTGAAAATGCCCTTGTAAGAGATAACGCAGTTGATGGATCAATTAAGGTGGCCACCATTACTGATAGGGGAGCGGGTGTTGGACCTGTTGGTGCTACTCGATATGCTAATGTTCCAATTAAAGGTGATGGAACCGGTGCAGAATGCACTATCGTCACCACCAATGATCAAAGAATTGACTCAATAACAATAACCAACCAGGGTTCTGAATATACTTTTGGGAATGTGGATTTAGCAGCAGGAAACGTTCCTAATGGAACAACAAGACCCACCTTTGATGTTATCATATCACCAATGGGTGGTCATGGTAAAGATATCTATAGAGAATTAGGAGCAACTAATGTTCTTCTTTATTCTAGAATTGAAAATGATAATGAAAACCCTGATTTCATTACTGGAAATCAAATTGCGAGAGTTGGTCTTGTAGAAAATCCAAGAACTACTTCAAATACTTTACTATCTGTTGATAAAGCAAGTGCTGTTGGTGCTTTGAGATTAGCAGGAGCAGGATATAGTTCTGCTGCTTTTTCTGCCGATTCGTACTTTACTCAAACTATATCTACAGGAACAACTGCTCAAGGAAGAGTTATTAGTTATAACCAAACAACTGGTGTATTGAAGTATTGGCAGGACAGAACACTCGCTGGATTTAATACAGTTGGAACTGCTCAAACTTCGCCAACTTATGGATTTGATTTGACAGAGTTTACTTCTTCTCCTGATACAGGTGGTAGTTTGACAATCACTCCAACAACAGGTGTTGATTTACAAATTGACTCAAACTTTAGTGGTATCCAAACGACAATAAATAGTAGGACATATAATCTTGGTCTTACTTTTACGGATGGTATTGCGCCTGCAGAAGTGAAAAAATATGCAGGTAACATTGTCTATGTTGACAATAGACCATCTATTACAAGGTCATCTAACCAAAAAGAAGATATCAAAATTGTTTTGCAGTTCTAAAGAATTATGCCACAGCAGACGAACCTCAACGTAGCACCATATTTTGATGACTTTGACGCATCTAATGATTTTCATAAGGTGTTGTTTAAACCTGGATATGCTGTCCAGGCTAGAGAATTAACATCTCTTCAATCAATTCTGCAGAACCAAATTGAAAGATTTGGGCAGCACTTCTTCAAAGAGGGTGAAAAAGTTATACCCGGAAATACTGGATATAATAGAATTTACAATTGTGTTCAGTTAGTAAATACGTTTCAAGGAGTTCCAGTCTCTGCATATGCTGAACAGTTAGAAGGAACTAAAATAACAGGTTTAACTTCTGGTGTAACTGCATATGTTGATTCGGTTCTTCTTCCTGAAGACTCTGAAAGAGGAAATCTTACTCTTTATGTTAACTATCTTGACTCAAGCACTGCAAACAATTCGACTGAAGTGTTTAGTGATGCTGAAGAACTTGCTTGTAATGAGATAATTTCCTCAGGTCTTTTAGGAAACAGTACAATTAGTGCAGGAGCTCCTTTTGGTGCTACTATATCAAATGATGCTGGACAAACTGGATCTTCATTTCAAATTCAAAATGGTGTTTACTTTATTAGAGGTAACTTTGTAAATGTTGAAAAAGAAACTTTAATCCTTGATCAATATGGAACAACTCCAAGTTATAGGATTGGTCTCTTTGTAAATGAAGAAATAATTACTGCAGATTTAGACGAAACTCTTAACGATAATTCTCAAGGATTTAATAACTATGCTGCACCAGGTGCGGATAGACTTAAAATTAGTACCTCTCTTATTAAAAAGTCTACTGATGATTTAGATGATGGATCTTTTGTTGAATTAGGGGTTGTAGTAAACGGAGTTTTACGAACAAAAACTAAAAAAACTGGTCTTGGTGGTGGTGTCGGTTATAACGATATTACTGATATTCTTGCCAGAAGAACATTTGCCGAATCTGGAGATTACTATGTAACTCCTTTTGATATTACAATGAAAGAGTCCCTGAATAATAATAGGGGAAATGGTGGTGTATATAATGCGGGTCAATTTACGTATGGTGGGTCTGCACCTTCTGATGACCTTGCATTGTATAGAGTCTCTGCTGGTAGAGCATTTGTAAGAGGATATGATATTGAAACTCTGGATGCAATTTATCTTGATGTAGACAAACCAAGAACTACAAAACTTATTGAAAATCAATCAATAATTTATAATACCGGACCAACACTTAAACTTGATAACGTTAATAGAACACCTTCTGTTGGTATTGGTAGTACATACGTTTTAAGTTTGAGGGATGAGAGAGTTGGTCCTAACGTTGATGCTAACGGAGCTCCTGGAAATGAGATTGGTTTAGCAAGAGTCTATGATTTTAAAATTGAATCTGGTGCATATGATATTGCAAATGCAAATTTAAACCAGTGGGGCATGTCTTTATATGATGTTCAATCATTTACAACGTTAACGTTAAATCAAGCAACTAGTTTATCTGTTCCAACCTTTGTTAAAGGTCATAGAAGTGGTGCGACTGCATTTATTCGATCTGCGGTATCTAATAGCAAAACAGTTACATTATACGAAACTAAAGGTGAGTTTATTTCTAATGAACCTCTTTTCTTTGATGGCATTTTAAATGGTAGAACCGCAATCGCTGCAACTGCTCATGGAATTGGTGATGTAAAGTCA